CGGCGTTCATCTGTTGATTTGAATATGTATCTAAATGTGGTGCTTGAACTCCGCCTATTGGCCATTCATTAATACCCACCATTTCAGGAAATACAACTTGGTCTGATATCTTTCTTATTTCGCCTACAAGATTGACCATAACTCCGGCCATGATTTTTCTGATATAATTATTCTTAATATGCATAAGTCTGATACCTGTGTAATCAGACCCATCACCAATTGCTGTTAAGTGTCTATGACTCTTGTGAAACTCTATCATCTGTTGACACTGTTCCTGTGTCATTAGATTCTGAATCATCTTTGGTGGATTGCATTTCTTGGAAGTATCTTGCGAGTGCAATTCTTCTTTCATACTCTAACCTCTTCTTTCTTTCTTTTACTCTTGCCTTTTGAGCTCGTTCAAGTTTTAATCTAGATGCTCTCTGTAAAAATAGTATACCGTTCAAGTGGTCAATTTCGTGTTGAACACATCTTGCACCTATGCCTTCTAGTACAGCACTTTTCTCTTCACCTGTTTCATCTTGATATGTAAATTCGATTGTCTTTGACCTTTTAATCATTAAGAATAAATCTGGAAAGGATAGACAACCCTCTTTCATTAAGTCCGTGTCTTGAGATACTCTAGTCAACTTAGGGTTGAAATAAGGAAGAACTTTAGACTCTTCGTCACCCTCGTGCATAGTTCTCATAACAAACAATCTATACGGTAAACCAACTTGATTTGCCGATAGACCTAAACCACCAAACTTCTCCATTGCTTCTGCCAAGTTCTTGGTAATTTCTGCTGGGTCTTCTGGTGGATTTTCAAAGTCAAACTCCGGAGGTGGAGTTCTTAATACTTGTGATGCTTCTTCTATTAATTGATACATAGTTTTATTTATGAAATTGCGATACGGCTGAAGTTCTTGTGTTTCTCAAATCGAACCACTTCTTCAAACTTATCATATAGTTGGTCTCCTTTATGGGAGATAATAAATGCATTTGTCTTCTCATTCAGTGAGTTCAGTAATTTCAAGAAATCATCTGTACCCTGGGAATCTAAAGAAGAATCAAACACCTCGTCTAGTATAAGTATGTTGGTGTTTACTGAGTTTTTAATTCTTGCGACTGCTCTCCATGTGAACAACAACGAAAGGTCAATTCTCATCTTCTCTCCTTGTGAGAAGTTATCATACTTAAACACATCTCTAAATCTGGACTTGATTGTTTCTTCGAATGATTCATTCAATTCAAATCCAACATAGAATTCTAAATTTGCAAGATACTTGTTAATCATCTTGTTCATTACTGGTACATACTGTTTGATGATTCTTTGTCTTACACCTTGGTCTCTCAATAGAGTTGTTGCAAGGTCAAAGTAATGTTGTCTATCTGTTAGACTTTCTTTCTTAGTATGTAGTTTATCTAAATCATCTTCAGCACTTGTAAGTCTATCACTTACGCCAGAGTCAGCATTAATCTCACTTTGTAAATCCTTTACTTCGCCATTGAGTTTTTCTATGTACTTCTGATTAGATAAAACTTCTGTTTGATGTAATCCAATCTTTCTTTGAATCTCTTCTATTTCTCCGATGACTGTTTGTATTTCCGCCATTCTATTTCTGGATGCTTCAATGGTTTCTCCAATTGAAAGAACTGCCGTCTTGAGCTCTGCAACCTTATCTGATTTTTCTTTAATGCATTTCGTCTTGTGGTCTTCATCTAATCCTTGTTTACATACTGGACAATCATCGTTGTTTTGATAGAACTCAATTTCTTTAAGTGCCTTTTTCTGAGAATCTTCAAGTCTCTTCTCTACATCTAAAGCTTGTTTGAGTCTATCTCCTTGTGGGTCTCTATCTGATATAGACTTCTGTTTATCTTTTACTTCGCCTTGTTTTACACCAATACTTTTCATAACAGAATTTATGTTATTCTGAGTTTCTTGTATTGTATTTTCATACTTCGCAATCTTCTTGTCACGATTCTTTTGTAGTAGACTCATCTGTTCATTAAGACCACTAATTCTTTCTTCTAGTAATTCTGTTTCGTGTTTAGTTTCTCTGACATCTATATTGTGTTGGGTGACTTTCTTCTTAAGTATATCTTGCATGGTAGAGAAGATACTAATGTCTAGTAAGTCTTCTACTAGTCTTCTTCTCTCTACTGACTTCAACTGCATAAAAGGAGTAAAGTTAGCAGAACCCAATACTGCAACTTGAGTAAATGAACGAAAGGACATCTTTAGAATGTTCTTCTCTAAGTGTTCTTGATAATCTCTAACTGTTGCATCTTGATTGAGCATTGTACCATTGACATATAACTCAAACTTATTTGGTTTAGCACCTCTTATAACTTTGTATGATTTTCTACCAACTGTAAATTCTATCTCTACTAATAAGTCTTTCTGATTAATAGAGTTTACTAATAGGTCTTTTTTTAGATTACGAAATCCTTTTCCATATAGAACAAAACATAATGCATCTAATAAGGTAGATTTACCTGCACCATTGTCTCCAACAATCAATGTTGTTTGCGACCTGTCTAGGTCAAAGTTTGTAAATGTGTTTCCAGACGATAACAAATTCTTGTATCGTATCTTAGTAAAATTAATCATAGATAGTTATGTTCTTCAAGTGCTTCATTATACAACGAAGTCATTAATTCGAGAAGTGGTTTTTTCTGACCTTGTATCTCAAGACCGTCTACATACTTCTCTAATATTGTAAGAGTGTCTTCTACACCCTCAATATCATCATCGTCCATTAAGTCCATATGTTTGTGGTCATCTACAACTACAACATGCAAAGGATTAGCAGAATGTAATTTATCGACCATCGAATCGAACCAGTATGGATTGTCTTTGTTTACTACGATAACTTTACAGAATTTACCTGTGTACTTTGAATAATCTTTATTACTGATTGTTTCAAATGTCTCTTTACTATCATCGTAAAATACTTTCTCGAACATCGTCAAAGGATTGTGTATTGGTTCCATCTCTCTAGTTTCAGTATCAAAGATATGGAAGTATTTGTTATCTCCATAATCTGACCATGTGAATTCCATTTGAGAACCTAGATACTTGATGTTCTTAACTTCAGACTTTTGATGAAAGTGACCACTATAAACTTTATCAAATCGTTTTAGATATGTGTGGTCTAGACCATGTTGACATGTCATGCCTGGCATCATCAATGCACCTTCAATTTCAAAGTGACCCATACATGTATCTGCATTTGCACTGAGTAGAAAATCTATACTATCGGCATAGTTCTCATTATTAATCCAAGGAACAAGTGCAAGATTAACTCCGTCAAATTCTTTTACAATGGGATGATGTATGATATTAATCGAATCACTTTCGAATAGTAATAACTCTGGTGCATTTACTTCATTCGTATTCTTATAGTAGACATCATGATTACCCAATATCAAATCCATAGAGATGCCTCTCTCTAACATTGGATTGATGAAGTGGTCTCTATTTGCTTTTAGAGAGGCGAAGTTTACAAACTTTCTTCTGTCGAAGTAATCGCCCAAGTGTAATATGTGTTTGATGTCGTGTTCATCTAAGTATGGGAAGAATACTTCCTCATAGAATCTGCCTTGATATTTGGACATCTCCAACATATCGCCACGAACACCAGCATGTGTGTCGTTAAGAATCGCTATTTTCATTCAGTAAATTTATCCAGACCTTTTTCTTTCTTTGTTTTTTCTCTTTTGGTTTTTCGTGGTTGATACTCAACATGATTCATGTTGTCTTGCATCCACTCTACATTGGTATTGACCATTCCAGTTGTATCGCCGTCTATGGAATCCAGTGTTTCTTGTGTTATGTCTGATATGACTTGTTGCTTAATGTAAACTTGTTTCTTTTCTTTCTGTATCCTTCTTAAGAAAGCGTAGTAGCAAATTTGCGTTATATAAGCAAAAGCATTGTTTGATTTTTCTACATTGAAGTTTTTGATATACTGTATGCAATTTTCTATGCCATCGCATATCATTTCATCTCTGTAGGTGTAGTTTATGAAATTTGGTCTAGTAGATAGTCGAGTAGCAATCTTATAGATACACTCTCCTATGTAGTTTGACATTTGTGGAGGGGTTCTACCCTCTTCTTCGGCGAGTTTTACACTTGCGTTGAACTCGGCGACAGCTGCTGTGAACTCTTTGTTGTTGACATAGTGTTCTTGTTGTTTTGCGTTTTTTGCCATGATGTACTTATTATACTAGGTTAGTTGTTGTAAGGATAGTGGTTTTTTAAGTTAATTAATTTTAAATTAATTTCAAAACCCCCTTGTGGGAATCAGGAATAGTATGTTAAGATAACTATGTCGCCAGGGTCAGGATCCATATAAGAAGTAATCCTGGTATAACAGTAAAGATACTCCCTACCAATATTGCAATTATCAATACATTTAGATAGGTTACAGCAAACTCGTCTTCCTCTTTTCCTAATCCTAGTAAAAGTTTAAGAGTTGTTCTAAAATACGATACTATTGACATAAAACATAACTAACATCATTCCAAATACGACTATCTGTATGACGGCGGGTATGACTACGAAAAGTTTCATAGCATCAAAATCCCCTTTCATAAAGAAATCATCTTCGTGCCACTTCTGAACTTCTTCAGGAGTTGCATCTCTATTTTTATTTAGTGCGAGTGGAAGTTGGTGTTGATAACTCATTGTGGTACTAGTGATACGATTGATATAATAAAGACGAACAGAAGTGTTGCCACCTCTGTTGCGTCCTTAAGTTTTTCTGTGGTTCTCTTTGACATTCTTACACGATGCCTTTCGACATGAATATAATAATCCAAGGTAATAAAACAGGAAGAGTCAATAGTGTCATAAACTCAATTGCTTCTATGATGCTGGGTAGCACTTCTTTCAGGTCTTCGAATCGTCCCACCATGCTCTTCGCAATTCTAATTGCAGTTGACATGGTTTCTCCAGTTTAATAATATTAATAATAATGATAAATGCATATAACTACTCGTTATACGCACTTATTTAGTTAAATTGAAAACCTAATGAATTGTTTTTTCGATATCGAAGTCTTCATCGAAATCTTCAAGTTCTTCTTCAAAGGCAATGTCTTCTCTATATGAAGTCATCATCTCTTGCATCTTTCTTTGTAGGTTATCTCTTACTTTATTCTCTTCTGCTGTTGCAAGTGGCACACTCTGATTTTCAATCATATCAAACCATCTTGCCGATGCATTATCATAATAGGGAATAAATTGTGGGTTCATAGTATTTCTATGAACAACCTCAGTCTTAGGTAATTGTACTCTCTCATCTGAACTCAAGGGTGAGTATGGATAGAAAACTGCATTTGTTTTTGCAATTCCTGGTATGAGAGATAATTGACATATCATGGGTAAAGTTATTTCTAAGTAATCACCACAATCCTTTGTCATACCGACAAGTTCTGTACTGTCTTTGAGTCTTATAACTTCGTATCTACTTGGTGTTAAATCTGTTGGTCTTGTCATTTAAGGTCAAATTGTTTTAGTTCGTAAGAAAAGTTCTCCTCATTGTATATATTTATCCTTTCCTTAAGGTGGTTTAGCGTATGATTTTCACATTGTAAATCATCTGCAATATCAAATAACCTCATCTCAGTCTTACCTTCTGCCTTACGAAGACCACGACCAATAGACTGTAAGTTTCTTATTCTTGATTTTGACGGTGATGCGAATACTACATTATCTATCTTCTTAATGTTTACGCCTGTTGAGAATGTTCCGTATGACGCCAGTATGACATTATCACTTGCCTTTTCTACGACTTCTCTTACATTCTCTCTATCTTCTACATCTGTACCACCGAATACATAATGTAGTTTATCTCCTAATCTATCAAACATTTTTTTATGTAGTAAGACTCCATGTTTCTCTACATACTGAAACAACACTAAAGTATTACCTTTCAGTGAATATACTAGATTACATATAAATTCATTTCTATTTTCATGCGATACTAAGTAGTCCATCTCATCTTGATAGGACATTTTCTTTTGTTTAGTATGACGGAGTATGACACAATCAATATTCAAATTTGCAATTGTGCCTTCTTCCATGAGTTGGTATGACGATACTACTTTCTTTACAGGACCAAATAGTCCTTCTAGTTGTAATCTATGTACTTCTGTTCCGTCTAGTGTACCTGTTAGACCTATTCTGATTGCAGTAGTTTTCATCTTCTCTAAGATGCCTTTGAGTGTTTGTGCCTTGAATAGATGTGCCTCATCTCCGATAACCATATCGAATGATTGCATTACTTCTTTAGGTGCCTTGGCGAAACTCTGCCATGTTGTGACTGTAATTGGTGCATCGAATACTTCTTGACCACTATATATTTTGCATACTCTTTCTTTATATCCATATTCTTCAAAGTCTTTCGCCATTTGTTCTACGAGTGATGTAGTGGGTACAATTATGATTGTTTTCTTATCATAGTATCTTGCCAACATATAGATGATTAGAGACTTGCCAGACGCCGTAGGAGACAAAAGAAGTTGTCTACCATACTGTATTGCAGTTTTAAATGCTTCGAGTTGGTAATCTCTAGGATTAAAGGGTAAGTCAAGGAGGTCAATCCATTCGTTTATCTTATTCGACTCATCTCTTTCTTTTACTCCTATTACATCTTCTATGCCTTCGAAGTCGAATCCTCTTTCTCTACAAAACTCGTCAATGTAGGGTAGTAGACCTATGTATATCTTCTGAGTTTTTAGAGAGAAAAGTCTTACTTTACCATCCCACCATTTGTTTTTGTATGACGGCATGAACTTGGCGCCAGGTACAGTAAATGAAAAGAAATCGTATAAGTCTCTTGCTAGACCTTTATCACAATTTACTTTGAGAAAACATTCATCTACTTTAGAAACAGTGACTAGATTAGACATAAGGATTGCCATGAAACCAACTGACTAAAGATATTCTAGTACCTCTGGTAACTGGTGTGACTTGATGATGCACAAAAGAAGGAAATACAATTAGACTTCCTCTTTCTTTACCACTAAAGGGTACTGTTTTAATATAATCGTCTACTGATACACTCTGAAGATTTTCATTATTTCTTAACAAATCAAACATGCCCTTTGGTTCTATCCATTGAAAGTTTCCACCTTCATAATCATCCGGACTAGATAATTGAATTGTAGAACTTAACTTTCTATAACGACCACCATGAGATTGTTCTGAATCTCCTGAATCTGTATGCCATGTATAGAAGTCTCCTTGTACTCGTGCTTCTGGTCTATGCCTATATGTTGTGTATTGATGATGTTCTACATAATCCCATTGATGCAACCAATCTGCATCTACTGATGCCATGTTAATGCCATCTTCAATTTTTTTGGCAAGGTCTTCTGGAAACTCTTCGTGTATTAACCATCTGATATCTGATTGTCTGATACTATCATCAATCGTGCCTTGTTCTTGTACATCTGGCGCATCTAAATCGTCTGTTCTTTGACCTACACCGCCAATGACTTCTTCATATCTATTTGCAAATTGAACTATTCTATCGCACTCATGTTCAGTGAAATAACTAGGATATATCATTGCATAGTTTCTTAGATTCATTATTGACCTGCCATAAATTTACGCCACTCGATTGTATTCTTAATAGTTTGATGTCTCCAAGTGATATTATCCATGCATCTTTTTATAAAGTCTACAGTCACTTCTAAGTAATCAATCTTTGCCTTAAGTTTAACTAAATCTTCATCAGCGTTAAAAAAGTAATTGAAATCGTTCTTCATTATTTTAAGACCATCGAATGGGTCTGTTTGCCAACCAAGTTCTTGTATCTTATCATCGTCAAGTTTTCCATTGAACCACATCCACTTATACTTAAGTAGTTGATTGTAGTCTTGGTTGTATTTCTTTAACAGTAAGATTTTACTTGTTAATAAGTCGGAATACTTTGCGTGTAGTTTGGGAACATGTAAAGATGCTGTATCTAATTCGATATCATCTATCTCACAATCCTTCACCCATTGTTCTTTCAATTGTTCTAAATTCATAATATACCATTATACACCATATGGTGTAAAATTACGAGGTGGTTTTAATTTCGTAATACGAGAATCTAAACGATACAGATACTATTGCCGGTTCGGCATCTGCACCAGATTCTAATTCAATTGACCCCAATGATACAGGAAATGCATCATGGAATCTTATGTACCTGTTGGGTACATTTTTGTTTGTGTTTATCACTAATGTGATATCTGAGTATTGATTTCTATCATTGTCGATAGATGCAAGTATGTTAGTTCTATTCACAGCAGTATCAGTGTATGTGCCATACAATGCTGGGTCATTCAAAGGAACTATAGAGTCTATCCAATTGTATATCTCTGAGAAGTTCTCTAAGTCTTCGTCAACAATGAATGATACTTCTAATGTATCAAATGATGCCTTATCTCCTGGAAAGAAAGCATCTAGACCAACACCTGCTGATTGAACAGTTTCGCCAAATTGAACACCTGGTATGTTTACTGTTCTAACATAATACTCTACAGTAGGAACTTTATCTATGAGTAGTCTAAAGTTATTTCTGTTTAGTATTGACTTGTTTATATCTGTTTTTATACCCATAATACTATTTATGCGAAAAGGGGACCGAAGTCCCCAAAAGTTTACTTCTCGTTTACAAACTCATTCAATTCACTTGCAACAGAAATTATCTCCTGTGCATCGATTGATTTTGTTGGTAAAGGTTTCTTATCATCTGGATGATTATCGTTGTGCGAGTAAACCGCATCAATCTTCCTTTGTAAGTTTTCGATTAGTATGGATTGCGCCATACTTAGTAAATCGGCTCTTATTTCATAACCGCTCTTTCCTTGATTTGCCATATTTTCCTCCGTGTGTGTGTGTTTATGACTGTATCTTTATGATACAATAGTATTTAGTGCGCTAAAAAAAAGGGTCTCGAAAGACCCTTTTTAATTCGATTAAAATCGAAACTACTAAGTTTACAGGATATTTGAAACTGCAATCTTTCTGTAGTATTGGTTTACACCAGCAGTACTTGACAAAGCGTCTGAAGGAGTAGCACCTACGAATGGATTTGCAACCATACCGTATCGTGTTTTGAAACCAATTTTCGGTTGGAATGTGTTCTCGCCAACTGCACGAACCATTTGTAATGGAACATACGGACAATAGAACATACCAGCGTCATAAGGGTTACTTCCTCTATAACCTACTGTCATGTAGTCTGACCCAGCATATGGGTCGATGTATACTTTAACTCTTCCGTTTAGAAGACCAGCAAATGTATTGCCAGTATCGTCAACATTTAAAGAAGTTGAAAGTGCTGGAGCGTAATCTAATACGCCTGCCATTGAAAGAGCAGATGCAACATCACTAGAACATAGAATAAAGTTACCTTTACCTCTTCTTGTTTCTTTTGCAATCTTGTTTGATTCTCTTTCGATTTGGAATAATAAACCTTTGAACTTTTCAACTGACCATCTTCCGTTAGCGTCAACATCTAAGTTGAATGTACCAGCAGATGCAGTGCCTTCAGCACCAGTTTTTGCTTGTACATTTACACTTCTTACTACTTCCCTGTTGATTTCAGCAAGGATTTCAGAAGATAAGATGTTTGCTAACTCAGACTCAGCGTCAAGACCGTGGATAGCTTTTAAGTCTTGTGCAAGTTCTAGAGTGTATTCTGCTTTTAATGCTCTGGATACAGCTGTCACTGTTGATTTCTCAATTGTGAAAGACATTTCAGCGAATTCATTTGTAGTTGCATCGCCTAATGCTTCAGCTTTATCTGTGTCCATACCAGTTGGAGTTGCATTTTTATATGCATTTGAACCGGCAAATGGATCACCCTCTCTATCTGCATATAGTCCAGACTCACCTTGAACTCTTCCATGGTCGTGTGAAGCATCTTGTACTTCTTTTACGCCCATAGCTTCTGTTTGGTTTAGTCTAGTACTACCAGTTGGGTAATCTTGATATCTTGCTTTCATAGCGAAGATAAGTCCTGTAGGACCAGTCATCGGTTGAACACCGCAAATGTCGTAAGCAACGAGATTTGGCATAGCTCTACGCACTAAACTAATTAGGATTGGATCCCAGTTAGAAATGGCAGAACCAGTAGCATTTAAAGGTGCAGCTTCTGAAAGAGTAGCTCTATCTTCGTTTAGGGCTTTCTCTTGGTTTTCAAGAATTACTGCTGTGACTGCTCTTTTGTAGTTGTCTTCGATTTTTGGCAAATCGGAGTGCTCTAGAATAGGGCTCCACTTTTCTTGTAAGTTTTCTGATAAAAACATTTTTATTTCCTTTAAATAACCTTAGGGTTTATCCCAAAGGTTTAAGTTTACTAATAGCAGAAGCGTACTGATTCATTGCAGGGTCAAGTCTGACTTCATTCTCTTCTGAGAAATCACCAGTTCCTTCTTCTACTACAGTTTCTTCTGCGATGTTTTCTTCTTTTGGAAAGTAAGCGTTCTTTAGTTCTTCAACTTTATCACTAAAGTCTTCAGCACTAACGAAATCTACACCTTCTGCAAGAGAAACCATCTTCTCTGTTTGTGATTCAGATAGGTCTTTACAGGCCTCTGAAATCACGGTGCCTCTTTTGAGTTGGTCGTTCTCTGCAACAACTTCCATATTTTTAGATACTTCGTTGTCTAGTTTCTCTTCCATCTCATCAAGACGATTTGCGAGTTCATCAATAACATTGTACTTATCTTCAGGCACTTCAACATAATGTTCTACGAACAATGCTTTCATACCTTCGATGAAGTTTTCTGTCATTTCTGACCTCAAACCTCTCTCAATTGCAAGTTCGTTTTCTTTCGTCCACTCTTCTGCACAATACGATAGATACTTATCAACTGCTTCTGTTAGGTCGCCTTTGACAGTTTCTACTGAGGTTTTTAAATTTTCTGAATAAGTTGTTTCTAACTCTTCTTTTATTTCTGCAACTTTTGAAGTGACAGCAGCCTTAAAGATAGTTCTTGCCTTTTCAGAATTTTCTTCTGATAAGTCTAGAGCTTCTGAAATTTTTGATAGGTCGTCCTCTATCTCCATTTCAACGAGGTCTGAATCAATTTCTGAGGATTCTTTTACTTCTTCCTCATCATCTTCATCTTCATCATCTTTTTCGTCTTCTTTCTCTTCTTTAGTCTTAGCTTCAATAATTGAATTGTAAGTTTCTTCGACTGTTTCTTCGTCTGAACTCTTTAAGAATTCTACGATGTTTCTCGCAATCTCTGCTTTAGTCAAGGATTCGTCAACCTTCTTTGAGTCTTCGTCTTCATCTTCATCGTCAACTTTCTTCATTTCTGAATACATTGCTGATAAATCTGATTTACTCATATCCTTCATAGCGTTGACCATAGCCTTGATAGTTTGCATCTTAGAAGGTTTCTCTGATTCGGAAACTTCTTCTTCTTTAACATTCTTCAACTTAGGTTGCTTCTCGGCAGGAGATTCGCCTTTCTGTTGTGGATCACCACTAACTTCTTTGGTTCCTTTCTCTGCGCTCTTAACTGATGCAACTGCTTTGTCAACAGGATTTTCTTCTGGTTTGACGACTTCAGCCTTACCACCATCTATTTTGGCGGCATCGGATGAACCTTGCTTAACAGGTTTTGAGTCACCTTTTTCGGCTTTCGAATTCGGCTGCATAGCCTCTGCGATTGCCTGTTCTAGGTTTTTTTCTAAATCTGCCATTTTTTTCTCCTGTTTGAGTTTTAGCTTAACTCTTTTATTTATATATTATAGGTTCTCTACGAACTTTTTCCACATGTTTAATTTGGTTTCTTCAAGTTTATTCATCTTTGCAGTCCTTAATTTGTTCTGCATAACTTCGATGTCTTGTGCTTTCAGTACACCAGATTCATAGACCCATTCTACACCTTCCATGATTCCTTCAACGAAGGCTTCTGGTGCGGAGGGGTCTGCAACGATATCAGCTGCGGTTGCAAGTTGAAAATCGCCTTTAACATATTGGGCACCACCTCTTTGTTCGAGCGAACCCAAACCTCTTGATGATACGCCAAGTTTTGCACCATCATTAATCAAATTTCTTACGATTTGACCGTTTGGGGTGCTTAAAATTTTTGCTCTTCCCATGAAATTAGAACCATCTTCTTCTAATTTTGTTATCATGTGAGATACTTTGTCTAAATTGATTGTTGGTCCGTCAGGATGTCCTAACTCACCAAATGCTCGTCCTTTCTCAACGAACTCTTTACAGTAGCGGTCTACTTCTTTTTTCATTACTTCTTTAGGATAAACTCTGCCGTTTCTGTTTTTAATGTCGGCCTGCATGAATACACCTTCGATGAAGTAATCTTTCTCGCCCTTTTCGTTTTCTTCTACGATTACTGGTTCAATTGCGTAATCAACAAATTCAGATATTAGTTTCATTTATAACTCCTAAAATTTCTTCTAATGAGATGTCTTCTTCATTCATTTGTTTCATTACCATTTTAATATTCTTCATCTCTTTTTCAGCTTCTTTCATGTTTCTGTATGGGTCTCCCATTGAGACTGTATTAACATAAACATGAATCTTGCCTCGTTTATCTTCGCCGAATCTTATGTCCAGTGTTTTACTGCCTACTTTTTCAGTAGACTTCTTAACTTCTTTCTGTCCTGACGGAAGTTTAAACTTCGCCTCATTAAGAATCGTTGTTATCTGGTCCCAAGTTTTCGCCATTCATCCAATCAACTGACATTTCGACTCTTTTCATGTCGACCTGGTCAGCAGCCTTTTGTTTGATACCCTTGAAAATAGAATCTTGAGCATCTTGTAATTTACCGGACTCTATTTGGTCCACTATGTTTTTTGCTATTTCTGACATTAAAAGTCTTCTCCTTCTTCACTATGTCCCTCTGAATCTATTTCGCCTTGTATTCTAGCGATATCATCTTCTGAGAAACGAAGTATATGTTTTCTGACATAATCGTCTGAAAAATACTTACCAATAAATGATTCTGCCTGTGAAAGAATATCTAATCTTTCTCTGATAATCTCTCCCTCTTTTAACTCTTGGAAGTGATTGTCTGTTGCAAAATCATAATGTATAAAATCTTTCATTGCATCAAACTCAGCGCCTGATACAATATTTTTTAGAACCATTTGAGTTCTAAGTAAATCAGTAAAGAGTCTTGCAAACTTAGTTTGTAGTCTCTTAGTGAACTTATTAAATTTAAGTTCATCTCTACTAATTTCTGATGCCCTACCCATGTTGAAACCATTATCTGCTTCAAGTCTAGATGTAGGTACATTGAGAGAACGATATAGTTTCTTTTTAAAGTATTCTATATCTTCTATCTCTGCAAGGTTCTGACCACCTGGTAGTGTAGTAATCTCTGTTCCTCTACCACCTTCTCTTCTTGGTAACCAAAAGTCTTCTAACATTGACATGTGGCGTCTATCATCTTTGATTTCGCCTGTGTCTGCATTGTAAACAAGTTTATTTCTATACTTGTTCATTGTATCTGCAAGGTATTGTTCTGCCTTTACTTTAGGTAAATTACCAACATCAATATAGAAGATTCTTCTTTCTGGTGCCCTTGATATTCTGTAAATAACAAGTGCATCTTCCATCATTGATAACTGATTTGCAGTCTTCAATGCCTTATGCAAATATCCGATTACAACATTCTTTGTGTAATCTAACATACCAGAAGTAGTATAACTTACTGCCTCTGGTGCAATCTTAACTGTGGCGCCTTCATTTGCGACACCTTTGTCGAATCCTTTGTCGTTAAACATATAGAATTCTTCAACTTTTTTGATTATATCTATTTTCGTTTTAGTGTCTTTTTCTTTTTCAACATTACGAACTTTCTTAATCTTTAATGGGTCAACATTTCTAATGTCAACCATGCCTTGTTGTGGTCTTTTAGAATCTACAATCTTATGAAAGTAAATACGACCATCAACATACCATTTACGGAATAGTTCATGTGAATTTTGATGGAATTTCATCAAGGTTAGAATCACCTTGAATTCTTCGTGCATCTTTTGTTTGATGCTGTCGGACAATTCTACATCTCTTAAATCTAATGAGACTACTCTATCTTGGGTATCTGAAACTATACATTCATTTACTATATCTTCGATAGCAATATCACATTCTGGCACAAGAGATGTCTCTCTGTATCTTCTAATGAGTGCGACCTCATTCTTGATACCTCCTTCCATATCAACATAGGAACCATATGCCCCACCTGATATGAAACCACCTGGCGACTGTTGAACAATGGGAGTTCCATCATCCTCGGCCGGTGCTACAAAAGAAGTCGCTGACTTCTTCTGTATATCTACATCTCGTAATTCGTCTTTCAACCCCTTACGATTTATTTCAAACCCAAAAATATCCATAATTATATTTATAACACCCTAAATGGTGCTATTTTCACTTTATTTTTAAAGGACTCTTTCCCAATGCGAATACTGGAATTCAACATCAAATGTCTCCAATGTGTCAACTGTCTCATAAGATAAGTCAATCGCACCAATACTAGTTGGAAACATGTTAAAGAATTCGTATCTCGCAAGGACGGAATCATCTTTGTTTAATTGTTCAACAAATGCTCTGTCTACTAAGTAGTCAAGGTTTGTTTGTCCTTCACCACTGTCTAAGTCTTGAATGTCTGTTTGCCATCCTTCTAGTGCAGTTCTTGCTGAGAATTCTACATCATTAATAATTGTCACGGTCCAAGGTTCGAATGTTCTATCTCCTGCGAGTTTTAAAACATGTCCTCTGAACTGTTGTTCAACAACACCTAATGTAGCAGCAGGAATCTGTGCTGATTGACATAAGAATTCAATCTTATTACCTGTTCTAGGTATAAAAACTCTAAAACGGTTAGCTCTTGGGCCACCACCTAGAAGTTGTGCTTTGAATTGGTCTATACTTGCCATCTAATTACTCCTTATACTGCGCCGTAAATTTCTTCAAACTGAACACCACTTCTAGCAGCAACAAAGTTTAAAGTTATGTAGTTAATTGATTTAGAAGGTTTCAAGAAGATAGAACATACAAATTCGTTTCTATCTTGTACAGCGTCTGTATTGTTTGTTTCGTCACAAACGACTGAGAAATCTACTAATCCTCTTCTGTTTTTAACATCTCTTAAGAAAGGTTCTACAGCAGCCCTAAACTGAGCCCTTGTGAATGAATCGTTGAATTCAAACAATTGAGCCTTAGCAGCAGTTGAAATTGCCTTTTCTAAAGTGATGAATAGTCTTCTTACATTTATTCTATCAAATGCGGAAGGTGATGTTAATGCAGTCTTATCTCCAAATAGTACTGTTCCCTGTCCTGGGAAGGTAACTACTGGATTAATTCTTGCACGATATAGGTCATCTCTACTTGACTGTTTCGGATTGAAAGCAAGTTTAGTGATACCTAAGTATTGTCCTCTTGAGAACCCAGCAGGCGAGAACCATGGGTCTTGAAGTAAGTCACTTCTTGCCATAATTCCAGCAGTGTGTCCACATGCAGGTACCCAACAATATTTGTCATTGTACTTCTCGTATTGATAAGTCCAACCACTGTCGAATACTGCGTAAGAACTAGATGTGCATGATGCGTAATCTGCCTTAACATTTGTTGATTGTGTTGACTCACTTGATACGCCAACTACTGAGGCTCTTCTTGGAGATGCAACTACTAAACAGTCTTTTCTATTTTCTGCAATCTGTATTGCACTGTTTACTAGTGAATTGTGGTCTGCAAGAGTATCTTGAGCACCCTCTGAACCACCCCCAGCGTCACTGGATGTTGACCCAACGACTAAGAAAGCCATATCTATTGTTTCTGCATCTGAGAAATGTTTGTCCCATGCATCGGTCTTTTGACCAACTGTTGGGTTTGCACGACCATCTGCACCACCTGTTAGTGATGAGATTTCAGGAAGAGCAGGTCTTGTGAAGACATTACCGACTGCAGCCTGTAATGTTCTGTTTTCTGCGACTGTTAAGTCTGTTGCAGTTGAGTGACCTGACCACCAAACATACTTTGATTCTCTTTCGATTACATCTTTGTAGTAGTTTGAATTACCTGTAGAATTCTTTGCATCTGACCCTAGTGATACGAATGAGAATGACTCTAACACAGCGCCTTTAGTGCCTGTGAATAGACCATCTTCATCTTCAACAACAAGGTGAATCTCATCATTTACTGCGCCAACTAATGTGGCCCCTGCTGATGTTCCTGGTGCTTTGTCGAATAATGCGTAATGTTCCCAATATCTATCAACTGATTCATCATCAACAACAGCACTTGTAAGACCAGTACCTTCTGGTTGATTTAATGCCTTAAATGTCAATGTGTTTGTTGAAATACCAACTACTTGATAATGAGTCGTGTGATTTGCGAACTTAATGATGTCGCCAATTATAACAGCGGCGCCTGAATCTACTACAACTGATGTTGCTCCAATTGCGTAGCCTGACCCATTGTTGACTGCGGTAGCAGCGTCATTGAAATATGCGTTTGAAGAAGCACACATGTGAACTTTAATAGAATTACCTAAAGCCCCAGCGTGTCTTGCAACCCACTTACCGACTGTACCTGCTGCCCCACCTGATTTATAGGTGTTTACATAGTCGTCTGAATTTTTTAATAATGTTGCTGAGTTTCCTGTTTGGTTTGCGTTGAATAAACCAGTGTTAGAAATTCTAACTACTGATAATGAAGAACCATATCTCAAGAAAGACTCGGCAGTGTAGAAGTCTTCAACAGAGGCGTTATTGTCTGCTGGTTTGTAGAATTCTTCAACTAGTTGTTGTCCATCTGAAACTGTTTTTACTTCATCAACAGGTCCCCATTGGAATACGCCAGCGAATCCACCTCTTGTTGAGGATACTGCTGGAACAACATTCGATAAGTCAATCTCTTTGACCTGAACGCCTGGTGAAACTTGAAATGCCATACTTTTCTCCTGTTAATGTATTTTTACATTGTAAAAGTTGTTTACACTTTTATTTATATATTTATAATATCTAAGAACCCTTAGAGTACCATCTGTCGCCACTAGCGTCAACAAATGATTCGACTTCGCCTTGGTCCCCAAATACTCCCGCTGGTAACATGTCATCCTCTATCATTTTCTGTTGTTCAGAATATAATAAATCTTTAACAGCGGTGTCTGTTAAGTGTGTGAAGAACTCTGTGGTTACAAACCACGCAAAGAGTACACAATTCATTACCATGTCGTCATGATAACCTCTGTCTGCCTCGAATGAAGAACCTTTATTAACAAATGTCATAAGTTCTGTAATCGTTGCTCTATCTACTACAGATAGTCTGTTTTCTTCTAGTAGTTCCTTTAAAGTGGAACAACCAACTCTCTTAATCTTTCTAGACATTGTGATACCAATGTCTTTCGCATGTGTCATACCTTGCACAAAGACATTTGGATATTCTATGTCATAGTGCAATTGTGTAGCGACCATTGAACCCTCTGCATTGTTTTCTATTATTACAAGTGCTTCATTATATCTACTACAGTACTTATTTATTAAATCCGGAAACAGCATGGGGCTAATCATGTTATCTCTGTATGTACAAACCTGTTTAAATGGTCTTTGAGACACATCAAAGATACTAAAAGTAGAATAGTCGAACCCTCTACCTTGTGATACATCAACGGTTACAACATAGTTATGGTCTTGTTTTGGCGTATCATATACTATTAAACCATCTTTTTTCCATTCGCCATCTACTGCTCTCATACCCAATAATGTATCTGCATTGATAAGAGTATTACCAGTACCTAAGAAACTGTTGCCATATTCTTGTTCAAACTGTGCCTCTGAGGTGTTTGCAATAGTCTGTTTCTTCCACTCTTCATCACGACCTGGCACATCTTGCCAACCAATAGTGAATGATTTATACTCTGATTGGTCATGTATAGCACTTTCGTATATCTTATGAAACATATTACCCACACCATTTGCAGTAGATGTGATAATAACTTTTGAATCTTTACCAGATGTGACAACAGGATATGTAGCAGTATAAAATGTCTCTGCATCTTCTACGAAAGCAAACTCATCAAGGTACAACATGTTAATTGACATACCACGAATGGACGATGAAGATGTGGCAGCTGCGACCAGTTTACTATCATTGCC